AGATGATGCAGTCTTTGATCCAGTATGTGTTAGAGGATCTATTGATGGTATGCGAAAGAGTGGTGGTTTAAATCCAGGCTATCCAGGTCATCCTAAAGATACTCAAGGCTTTACTTATATTTGCGGTCTTGATCCTGCAATGGTTGGGGACACTGCTGCTGTTTGTTATGCTATTGATCGTGCTACCCATAAGCGTTATATTGTTGATGCTATCAAGATTTCAAGGCCATCTCCAGCGCAGATCCGTCAGTTAATATTTGACTGGACAGATTTATATAAGCCTAGCGAATGGATCGTAGAGCGTAACGCTTTCCAATCTTTCCTAACGCAGGATGAAGGTATACGCCAACATCTTGCAACTCGTGGAGTTGTACTCCGTGAGCATCATACTGGTAATAACAAGTGGGACTCAGGATTCGGTGTGGCTTCTATGTCTACACTGTTTGGAACAAAGCAGCACGATGGCAAACACCACAGAGATAATCTGATTCATTTGCCTAGTGATCAAACCGAGAATGTCAAAGCTCTAATAGAGCAGTTGATAACTTGGTCACCTGCCACTAAGGGTAAGACCGATATGGTTATGGCTCTTTGGTTCTGCGAGATCAGGGCAAGAGAAATGATTAACTATGGTCAATACCAAAGTCATCATCTAAAGAATCCGTTTCTATCCAATAGAGAAAAGGCTAAGCGGATGGTTATAAATATTGATGAACTACTATTGCAAAAAGATAAAACATTTATCTAAGGAGAGAAAATGGCAGCACCACTTATAGCAGCAGGAATTGCCGCTAGGATTGCAGCAAGAGAATTAGCTAAAAGAGCAGGATCTAAAGGTGCTACCAAGGTAGGCGATAAAGTTGGTAGAAAAATTGCTGAATCCAAAAAGGCTCCAAAACTTCCATCTTCAAAAGGTAAGACAGTATCTAGTAAGGTACAAGGCAAAGTAACTACTACCTCAAAATCTGGTCGTAGTACTAGTAAAGCAGCAGAGTCTGTTAAGTATACTAAAAAGCCACTTACTGAAAACCAACGTTTAGGTTCACTTAAAGCACAAGATACAAGACGTACTAAATCAATTGTTGCTGGCGCAGATAGAGCAAGAAAAGCTGCAGCACCTATTATTGGTAAAGAAGTAATTAGGAAAAATGTTTATAAAACAGCAGCAGTTGTTGCTGCAGCAGATTCTGTAAGACAGCGTAATAAGAAAAAAGGTAAATAATTGTTAACACCAAAAGAGGTAGTCGCTAAGGCGGCTCGTATACAAACTAGATATGCGGCCCGTGATCAACGTATGCGTGATGTTCTATCTGTGCGCCAAGGTGATATATCAAAAGTATATCCATCTATGTTTTCCGAGGATTATCCAAAGCCATTAGTTGCTAACTTTGTAGATGTAGCTGCCCGTGACTTAGCAGAGGTAATGGCACCACTGCCATCTTTTAACTGCTCTGCAACCAATATGGTATCTGATACACAGCGCCGTGCTGCTGATATGAGAACTCGTATTGCTAATTATTATGTAACCTCATCTGATCTACAGATCCAGATGTATCAGGGTGCTGACTGGTTTAATACCTACGGTATGTTGCCAGCAATGATTGAAATGGATTACGAGACAAATAATCCTCGTATTCGTTTACTAAATCCTTTTGGTGTTTATCCTGAGATGGATCGCTTTGGTAGAACTGTATCTCTAGTACAAGTTGTATCTACAGATGCTGAGACTTTAGCAGCGCAGTACCCAGAGTACGCATCTCAGATTATGCCTAACAATAGATGGCAACAGGGTTCCCCATCAGTATCTTTGGTTCGTTATCACGACAAAGATCAAGACTTAATATTCTTACCAGAACGTCAGAACTTAATATTAGCTAACATACCTAACCCAGTAGGTAAGTGTCTAGCAAATGTAGCAATGAGATCCTCCCTTGATGGTGAGGCTCGTGGTCAGTTTGATGACATTCTATCTGTTCAGTTAGCCCGTGCTCGTTTTGCAGTATTGCAGATTCAAGCTGCTGAGAAATCTATTCAAGCACCTATTGCTATTCCACAGGATGTACAAGAACTTGCTTTGGGACCAGATGCAATTATGCGTTCTGCTAATCCACAAGGTATTCGTAGAGTTCCACTAGAACTACCAGCAGGAGTATTTACAGAATCTGGTGTATTAGAGCGTGAACTTCGTATGGGTGCTCGTTATCCAGAAACTCGCTCAGGTAATATTGATGCCTCTGTTGTAACTGGTCGTGGTGTGCAAGCACTACAGGCTGGCTTTGATACACAGGTTAAAGCAGCACAAGCACAGTTTGCTCGCTTGTTTACTGAAATGGTATCTCTATGCTTTGAAGTAGATGAGAAGATCTTTGGTAATGTAACTAAACAAATTAAGGGAACCGATGACGGTACACCTTATACACTTAAATATATTCCATCTCGTGATATTAAAGGCGAGTATGGTGTAGATGTACGTTACGGCATTATGTCTGGTATGGATCCTAACCGAGCCATCATTGCATTACTACAAATGCGTAGCGACAAATTAGTATCAAGAGATTATGTACGCCGAGAAATCCCTATGGAGTTAAATGTTACGCAAGAAGAACAAAGGGTGGACATTGAAGAAATGCGTGATTCTCTTCGTGTTGCTGTTGCCCAGTATGCTCAAGCTATACCGGCTCTTGCCTCGCAAGGTCAAGACCCATCTCAGGTTATTACTAGAATCGCTGATGTCATTGCGGGCAGACAAAAAGGATTACAACTAGAAACAATTATTGCAAAGGCATTTGCTCCAGAGCCAGTGGCTCCAGCACCAGTAATGCCAGAACAACAAGTTCCAGTAGCAGGAGTGGCCCCCGCCCCTGCCTCGCAGCCAACTCCAGAACAACAAAGCGGAGCGGCCCCTGCTGCTGGTCAACCTCAACCAGATATCGCACAACTACTCGCCTCTATCGGCGGCGCAGCATAATAAGGGAGGTGAATAAATGAACAAGGGATCACAAGCGAAAGCAGTAGAAGCAAAGCCTGTAGAGCCAAAGAACGCACCTAAGCCAACAACTGGAAAGGTATTCTTCGGATACACACCAGCAGGTCGTAAGGGCAAGAAGGCTTAAATTATTTTAAATGATAGGAGCACTGGGTGGACAAAGATAACAATCTTAATCGCCCAGTGCGCTTGTCTGATTACTTCGTAATAGTATCAGGATTCTTTTTAAACTTAACATCAGTAATAGAAGCACTTGCAGATGATCTGCACCAATTAGCTATCTATCATTCAAACCAAAAAACTTATGAGACGAAAGTCTGGCAAGACTTCGCACAAGATTTAGAAACTTTAAAGGAGGAATAATGGCAAGAGGTCCATTAGCAGGAGCATCAGGCCCTGGTAAATTCTCCAAGAGAACAGATTTACCTTCCGCATATTATGGAGAAGGTGTAGAGACAGCAGCAATTAAATCACAGATACCATTATCAAAGACGACTGGTGAAGCAGATAACGTTGGTGGTAGACCAAGAACTGCGCTTCCTCCAGTAATTCCATTATTTGCACCATCACAACGCCCAGAGGAGCCTATTACTGCAGGTGTTGCAGTTGGCCCTGGTGGCGGTGAAGAAACATTAATGATGAATCAAATGAAACAACAGCAATCTTTATCACAAACATTAGCCCAAATGCTTCCATACGATACTAATGGAGAAATTGCTGCCCTATACGAGCAGGCTTTATCTAGAGGACTTTAATGGCCCAGAATGTAAATAAAGGTAATATTTATCAAGCGGCAGAACGGGCTGGTTTAAACCCAGCACAAAAAGACCAAATTAATTCTTTAGCTGATATGTATTCAAAGCATACATCTTTAACTAATTTACCAGATGCTATTGCTGCTATTGAATATAATCAATTATCTGCAGACCAACAAAAGAGTATGGCTGAGTTCTTTGGTGATGATGAAACTAAACCAGGACAAGGCGCTGTAATGAAGGCAGCCTCTTGGTTAGTTAAGCCAATTGTTGAACCAGTAAAAGAAGTTTTAAAAGCAGCCAACTGGGCATCTGACCAAGTCACTAGACTTTATCGTACAGGTCGTATTGCAGTAGGCGAGCAAACAGATATAGCCTCAGCATTTCGTAGATCAGGTGCTAATGGTGAGCAAGTATATGATGAAAGTCGTATAGCAAAAGCAGTTGCTGCCTATGGCCAAAATAGAGTTTATGTAGCACAACAAATTTCAGCAGGCATCCCATTAGATAAAATTATTGCTAATGCTCAAAACCCTGAGCAAAAACGTATTGCTGCAGAAGCATCAAAGCCTGAGGGTGATGATCTACTTAATGAAGCAGTAGCAAAAGTTAATGCTGCTAAGTATTCATTTGGTAGAGATGTAGCTAATTTTTTCTTACCAAAAGATCTTGAGGGTAAGAGTGGTCTTTATACTTGGATATCAGGTACCGGTGATGCCGCTTTCCGCATATTCTTAGATCCTACTATCGTTTTAGGTAAAGTAGCAAAAGGATATAATGCTGCTAAATTTGCGTTATCTAAAACTATTGGAACAGCCGATAAGGTTGAGAACGCTTTTAAGTATGACAGTGTTAATAGATTCTGGACAGAGTATACAAAAGGTCTAGATGATCTAGTAAAGGCTCGTGCTTCAGGAGAAGCAATTAAACTTGGTGAGGCAACCACTCGTCTACGTAGACTTAATCCAGCCTTTGGTGCTAATGGTGTAGATGATGCACTTATTAAGTTTGCTAAAGATGATATGGATGGCGTATTAGATGTAAATACTGCTAAGAATTTCTTGTCAAATGCTGAACGTATTGAGCCACTGTTCTACGGTCAAGCAGGATTACAGATCAAAGTTATGCCTAGATTAAGCGCCTTTCGTAAGAAGCGTGTAGATCTATACACTAAAGGTACAAGAGTATTTAGTCTTAATGATGATTCAACAGATTTCTTACGTAATATAGTATTTGATGAAGCTGATGCTCGTGGTATATCTACTCAAGAAGCAGCACTACAATCTCTTATTGGTCGTGGTGATGAAACAGTAGCAGATGCTACTGCAAGAACTGTTGCAAGAATTAAGGCAGAAGAAGCCAAACGAATTGATAAGTTTTCAGTATATGCAATTAATAAGCGTATAGATAATTTTTCTCGTAAGTTTAATTTAATTCCAGATATGGATGAACTAGGTAATCACGCATCTCCTAGAGCACACATTGCTTTTGAGCGTTATGCTCGTCTTGTGTATGGTAAGTACTCATCTAGAATATTAGGTGATATCTATCAACAATCTAATATTGGTCAACGCCGTCAAATGTTTAATGGATTACAATCTGTAGTCGGTGAGTTACGAGGCCTAAGAGGAACTCAAGGTGGTCGTAAATTACTGGATACTGTCGGCACTGTAGGTAGAGATGCTGTTTATACCAATAGAGCATTTGATGAAGCTAATCCAGAAGGATTTTTCCCATCAGTTGTAAATGGTGCAGACTCTGCTTTATACCCATATCAAATTAATGAACGTCAGGCATTTATCACACCACAGCAATTAGATCGTTTTGCTGCAAGAGATGGATTTATATCTAATGCTTGGGGATTGCAATATACAAAGGCAGCCGATGATGCTATTAGCACATTCGTTACTGGTACCTTAGCAGGTCCTAGATTCCCAGTCCGTAACGCTATTGAGGATTATTTATTCTATCTTGCAAATGGTAAAGGTGTTATAAGATCTGGTATTAACGTAGTAAAAGGTCGTAGGTTAGCTACAGATATTCGTACTGCTACTAAAGATTTAAACCTAGGTCTAGTTAATCGTTATGCTAAAGCAAAAGACAAACAAGCAATCTTATCTAAGTTAGATGATATTGATAATGGCGTTAAGAGAGATATCGGCAAAGATGGACAAGAGATTACATTTGCTGATTTCTATACCACAAAGGCTGAAAAGTTAGAGGCTAAGCGTAAAGTATTAGCAGAGATCTTATTAAGAGATAAATTTAACGATGCTCAAGTTGGTAAGTTTGGTAAAGACTTTGATCGTTATACCTATGAATTTACTATGTATGGTGATTATGAGAACCTACTTCGCTCTGCAAGCGAGGGTGCTTATAACCTAAATGCTGGTAGCGATATTATTTCTAGAGCAAAACGTATTAGTCGTAAACACGGTAAGGTAGTTGACTTTACTATTGATGGTGAAGACTATGCCCGTCAGTTTGGATCTTTTGGTGAGTTCAGCCCATTAGATCAAGAAGGTAAATTAGCTTGGGCATTTCAGATTATGACCAAGGCTCAAGATGAGTTTGCTTCAGAAGGTATGAAGTTACTTAAGGTTCACGGTAGTAATCGTGGTGCCTTCGTAAAGGCTATGGCAGAACACATTGATCAACCACAGTTTGCATCTTTGAAGCCTAAGTTTGACCGATATGTAGATACTAATTACACATCAACTCAGCAGGCTTCTGCTATCTATGATGATCTAAGAACTTTATTTGGTAGAGCAGATGATTCTATTAATACAAATTTATTAGATAAGGTAGTTAAAGTTGGTGCCAACGGTAAGTTAAAGGTTGATACCGAAAACTTTAGTATTGCATTTTTGCCTACTAAATATACAGATATCCCTAAAGCAATTGTTGGTCCTAAACTATTACCAGCACAGCAGTCACAGAATATTATCTCTGATCTAAATACTAGATTATGGGACTTCTTGGGTGATGCTAATGCTCGTCTATCTAGAGATCAGATTGTTATAGATGCTGCATTTAATATTCGTAAAGAATTACAACCTTACCTAGATGACCTTGCTGAAAAAGTTGGTGTACAGGTAGCTACAAAACAAGTTGTAGAATTATCAGAGAAGTTAGCAGTAGAGCGGGTATTAGCATTTGTTGATAACCCTACTGTTAGAACTCAAATGGCTTGGTCTATGCGTAACTTTGCTCGTTTCTATCGGGCTACCGAAGATGCTTACCGCCGTTTATATAGAACAGCGAAGTATAATCCAGAGGCTATTCGCAAGATAGCACTTACCTATGAAGGTATAACACATACTGGATTTGTACAAAGAGATGACCAAGGTGAGCCTTACTTTATCTATCCTGGTGTAGCACCGGTATATGAAGCAATGAATAAAGTTTTAGGTGTATTTGGATTAGGCGATAAATTCGTTGCTCCAATGCCATTACAATTTGGTTCAGATATTAGAATGTTAACACCATCTGCTAATCCTGAATCTTGGCTACCTACATTTAGCGGTCCTTTAGCTGGTTTATCATTAAAGACTATCTATAGTATTGCCGGCTTATTTGAAGAATCTAATATTGATGCACTGTCAACTATTGGTCAAGAGATAAAATCTACTGAGAGATTAACCCTTGGTGAGATTGGTGAGAATCAATCATTCTTCCAGTCAGTATTACCAGGTCACGTCAATAGACTTATTACTGCTCTTGATAAAGATGAGAGAGATTCCCAGTACGCATCTGCTTTCCGTAAAGCAGTAACTTATCTAGAGGCTGGTGGACATACACCTTCTTCAGATGCAACACCTGGTGAGTTAGCTCAGTACCAAAAGAGATTAAGATCTACTATTACTGGTATTTTGGGAACTCGTTTCGTATTAGGTTTTATAAGTCCTGCTTCACCAACTACAACCTTAAAGTCAGATATGGCTGAGTGGGTTAGAGATAATGGTCGGGTTAACTTTAAGCAAGTTTATACAAAACTTATTGAGGAATACACTAACAAAAATAGTCCAGATCCAATAGGAGAGGCTATGGCTGACTGGGTTAAACTATTCCCAGATGAGGTTCCTTATGTTATTAACGAATCAGAGCCTGAGTTCCAAGCAAGATTTAAGACTAGCAACGCAGCAGCAAACTGGGTTGATGAGAACAAGGATCTAGTAGCTAAGTATCCAGAGGGTGCTGGCTTCCTAATTCCTCAAAGCGGAACTTTCTCTTGGGATGCTTACCAATTCCTAAAGGATAATGGCTTCCGTAAGACTAAACTAGTTGATGACTTCTTAAAGGAAACTTTTGTTTCTAAAGATAAATACTTCTACTACACACAGCGTGATAAGTATGAAGCAGCATTAGAGAACGCTGGTTCAGATTCAGAGCGTAAGAGAATTAACAACGCTTGGAAAATATGGGCTGGTGATTTTAAGAGTGCAAGACCTTTATTGCAAGAAGAGTTTGCTAACTCTGCTTCTAATAATATTAAACGTCAAGCATCTTACAATGATCTAAAGCGTTTATTAAGCGAATCTGGTGTCAACAATCAAGCAACTAGCTCTCTTCGCAAGATGGTAAACATCTATGAAGAGTATCTATTTACCAAGGATAATGTTTATAATTCAAGATCTGAAAGAGATATAAGATCTAGAGAGTTCCTTAAAGAATCAACTCTTGAGCAATTAAAGGATATTGCTAGGAGAAACCCAAATGCAAAGGGTGCATTTGAAGTATTATTTAGTAACTTCTTAAGAGAGGATTAAAATGGCTGAAGGATTTGACCCTAACTCTACTGGGTCTTCTGGTTATATAACCTCTTCAACGCCAGTAACTACTGGATATCCTACTTATACTGCTGGAGCAACTCCACAATCTGTAAGTTTTCCACAAACTACTGGTGCTTCAGAAGCAGAACTAATTGCAGATTATAACAATATGTCAGAGGCTTTGCGTAAAGGCCTTTCACAGAAATTAAAATCAGCAGGATATAACGTACCAGTAACTGGCAAATATAGCGCTAAAGTACGTCAAGCATTTTTAGAAGCAACTCAAGAACTATCTGATGAAATAATAACATTACAAAAGAATGATCCTAGAAGATTACAATCTACTAAATATGATTTAGATACATTCTTAAATGATAAAGTAGGAGAACGCCAAGCAAGTTTTGCTGATCAATATAAGCCTACTAGAACTATAAACGTATCACCAGCCACAGTAGCTGCTGGCAAAATCAACGATGCTTTCCGTAGATTACTAGGTAGAGATGCAACTGAAGTTGAGATCACTCAATTTACTAGTTTATTAAATAAGGCAGAAGAGAAGAACCCAGATGTATCAACACCTAAATTAGTAGGTGGCTCTGTTGTCTATACAAATACTGGTGGTCTTGATAGAGATACCTTCCTAGAAGGTTTAGTAAAGAATGTTAAATCTCCTGAGACTGGTAAGCCAGAGTATGAAACAAGATTAGAATCTCAGAAGTCTTTATTTCGTCAAGATCTTGCTAAAGCAGCATCTGCTAACGGACTATCTTTAGATAGAGACTTTCAAGGCCTGGCAGATACTTGGGTTAAACGTATTGAATCTGGCGAAGACCCAGATGTCTTCAAGCAGATGATTAGAGATGTCGCTAAGCGTGGATATCCTGAGTCTATTACTAAACTAATGGATCAGGGTATTGATCTTGAAACAGTCTATGCTCCATATAAAAGAACTATGGCATCAGTGCTAGAACTTAATCCAGAGGTTATCAGTTTTGATGATCCAATATTAAGATCTGCTATTGGACCAGATAAAGAAATGCCTATCTACGATTTCCAAAGAGCATTACGTAAAGATTCTCGTTGGCAATATACAAATAATGCTAGAGAAGAAGTAGCAAGTATAACTCAGAAGATTCTACAAGACTTCGGATTTCAGGGGTAACGGTGGCTATATCTAAAGAAGAAAAAGCAGTTAGAGATGCACTTGCTCAACTAGAGAAAGATGCAGCAATTTCTGATGCAGCAGTGGCAAAGATGAACCAAGCCTCAGCTACTCCAGTCTCTACTTATGAGGAAGCTAAATCACAATTATCTGAAATTAAAGATCCTAAAATTAGAGCAGCGCTTGAAAAGTCATTTGCTGGTGCGGATGTTCAATCAAAGAAACTTTCAACTGAGGCAGCAAAAGTAGGGTTACAAGTAACTTCTGCAGGAACCCTGGCTCCAATACAACAACAGTCTCAACAACAACAGCAACAACAGCAACAACAATTAACTAACGAACAATATTTAGCACAACAAGAAGCCAAATTAGCAGCCGAGGCTGCACTACAAAAGCGTAAATCTGCTTATGATCTATTACTTGAACAATTTAATGCTTATGGATTGGGTTCTTTAGTAGAGGGAATCAAGGGACTTGTACAAGAGAATGTAAGTCCTAGTGAGTTCGCAATTCGTTTACGTCAAACAGATGCCTATAAGAAACGCTTTGCTGCTAATGCAGCCCGTATCTCAGGTGGTCTTAGGGCTTTATCTGAGGGTGAATATATTGCATTAGAAGATCAATATCAGAACATTATGCGTAACTATGGATTACCTGCAACCTATTACACAAAGGGTGATATGGGTCGTCAAGAAGGATTTGAGAAATTTATATCTGGAGATGTATCTCCTGCTGAACTAGAAGATCGTATCTCTATTGCTCAGAAGAGAGTGCTTAATGCACCTACTGAAGTAACTACAGCATTAAAGCAATTCTATCCTGATATCACAAGTGGTGATATTCTTGCCTATACTCTTGATCCATCTAAAGGATTACAAGATATTCAACGCAAGGTAACTGCAGCAGAAATCGGTGGCGCAGCCCTTGGTCAAGGTCTTGGAACATCTGCCGCTAGAGCAGAAGAACTTGCTAGGTTTGGAGTGACAGCAGAAACTGCTCGTCAAGGTTATCAAACAGTTGCTGAGGTAGCACCAAGAGGTTCACAACTTGCAGCAATCTATAACCAAGATCCATATGGTCAAGCAGAAGCAGAGACAGAAATATTTGGATTAACTGGTAGCGCAGAAGCAGCAAAGAAACGTAAGAAATTAACTGGATTAGAACAAGCATCATTTACTGGACAAGCAGGAGCTTCAGCCGGCGCACTAAGCCGAGAACGAGCTGGTTCCTTTTAACTAAGCCTGCCATCAGAACGACTGGCCTGATGGAGAGATAACAATACCAGTAGTAGGAGCCATACAGAGATCCCCGAACTGTATGAGGCCTGCGTAACTACAACGAATGGGAGATGGACTATGTCCAACTACGACTACGAGGATGATGACGATACAGACACAACTGAATCGTCTAGCAATGATCTCGTAAAACAACTGCGCAAGGCTAATAAGCAAAAAGATAAAGAGTTAGCAGATCTTAAATCTAACTTTGAATCTTTAAATAAAGCGCAAAGAGAACGAGCAATCAAAGATGCCCTCACAAGTCGTGGGGTAAATACGAAGATCGCTTCATTTATCCCACAGGATATAGACCCAACTGAGGAGTCTGTATCAAAATGGCTAGAAGCAAATGCAGATGTATTTGGTCTTCAAGCCGAAACATCCCAACAACCTAATGTAGATCCTGCTCAAGCGGCAGCCTATAAGAAGATGAGTGCAGCAACCGAGGCTGGTATGACACCAGATCGTGGTGCTGATATTTATCAAAAACTTATGAAGGCTAATACCCGTGAAGAGTTAGATCAAGTCATTAGGGAATCTGGGATATAAATCCTACTAACGAAAGGCAATACCTAAATGGCTCTACCTACAGGTAGTTTCACCGGTACTGGCGATATCAGCAATCTCGTAAAAGCTGCGTATGATCAATACGTTAGAATGGCGCTTCGCTCCATTCCAGTTATGCGTTCATTAGCTGATGTAAAACCAGTACAACAGGCAATGCCAGGATCATCAGTTGTATTCTCAATCTATTCTGACTTAGCACAAGCTACTTCTACACTGACAGAAACTCTTGATGTTTCCTCTATTGCTCTTGGTAACCCATCACAAGTTACCGTAACACTAAACGAGTACGGCTCAGCCGTTACTACAACTAAGAAGTTAAACCTAACTTCTTTCAACGATGTAGATGCAGCACTTGCTGACATCATTGCATACAACGCTGCAGATTCTATTGACTCTGTAGTAGCCGCAGTTCTAACTGGTGGAACCAACGTAATCTACGGTGGAAACGCTACAACAACTAACACAATTGATGCAGCAGATACAATCTCTGTTGCTGATATTCGTAATGCTGTTACAGAACTACGCACCAACAAGGCTCTGCCTCGTCTAGGTGAGTTGTACGCAGCATACCTACACCCACGTCAAGCAGCCGACCTTCGTGCCGAATCAGGTACCGGAGGATTCCAAGATATTGTTAAGTACACAGACAATGTGTCAAAGACAATTATCCCTGGCTCAGTAGGTGTAATTGAAGGTGCTTTCGTTGTTGAA